AGGGTTCTCAGTCCGTGCTGGCTAGTTTTAACATTTCAAGCATTGACGACGTAGCCACTAATGCCACTGATTTTAATTACACTAGTTCTTTTAGTAGCGTTAATTACTGCATTACTGGATGTACGGCCACAACAGATGGTGGAGGGCAATCATACGCAAGTTTGCAGTGGGGGTACAGCAACACTGGTAAAACAACAGCAGACTCTACTCTTGTAAATATGCCAGATTCTTCTGGTTCGGGTGCAGAGGGAGAAATTGATGCAGCTATCTTGGGAGACCTCGCATGAGTAAGGCAGCAGAACTCGCCGCACTGATTGGTTCGCAGTCGGCGTTGTCGAACAGGAACGTCATAATTAACGGTGCGATGCAGGTGGCGCAACGAAATACAAGCGTGTCCGGCATATCGTCTGGAAGTAATTATCAAACTGTTGACCGCTGGATTGTAAACGCAAGTAATTTGGGAACATGGACAGTATCGCAATCATCTGATGCTCCTGATGGTTTTACCTCTTCACAAAAATATGATTGTACAACTGCTGATGCTTCCCCTGCTGCGGGTGATTACTTGATAGCTGACCATCGTATTGAAGCACAAGACTTACAACATCTTGGCTATGGAACGTCCGCCGCAAAAAAAATTACAGTGTCATTTTACGTCAAATCAAATAAAACAGGCACTTACATTTTTGAACTAACACACTCTGATGCGTCTATTGCTTCTAACAATCAACAAACCTATACAATAAATAGTGCAAATACTTGGGAAAGAAAGTCGATTACATTCGTTGGTAACACCACTGATGTTATCAATAACGACAATGGCATTGGGTTGTTTCTTTTTTGGTGGCTAGGTGCCGGAAGCGATTTTACTAGCGGCACACTTACACAAAACACTTGGGCTAATACATCCGCAGCAAATCGTGCAGCGGGTCAGGTTAATCTTGCAGACAGCACCGACAATGAATGGCTTATCACCGGAGTCCAGCTTGAACTTGGCGAACAGACCACGCCTTTTGAGCATAGGTCGTTTGGCGATGAGTTGGCTAGGTGTCAGAGATATTTTGGAAAAATGATTGCCGGTGCTGGTGGCGGTGGATTTGGAACTGGAATGTTTAATACATCCACAAACGCACAAACTGTAATAAAATTACCAAGAACAATGAGAACAGACCCATCAGTTTCATTTTCTGATTTGGCTGTAAATGATGCACAAGCCAACATTAACGTCACGGCAGCAGCAGTATTGTACGTTGGAAGTTCCAGTTTAAGACAAGATTTTACTGTTGCGAGTGGTGGAAATCAGTATAGACCAGTGGTGCTACAAGCGACAGGCTCCGGAAGTTTTGTTGCATTTGATGCGGAGTTATAAAAATGGAAAACATGAACATTGAATCTGCACAATACTATGTAGACTCTAATAATAACAACCTAAACATCGTAGCAATCATTGACGGTGTAGAAACGTCAGTACCCCTTAACCCAGCCAACCGCCACTACGACGAGATAATGAAACAGGTCGCCGCCGGTACCTTGACCATCGCTGACGCCGACGACTGATGAAACTCACCACGGAGCCTCGCTTGGAACAGGAACTCAAAACACAGTTGCAGCTAGAAGCGCACGAGAAAGAGTGTGCCATGTTCCGTGAGTTGGTTCATGGGAAGCTAGACGCATTGGACAAGCGCATGTGGCGGCTGGAAGCGATGATTATGGGTAGCACCATGCTCGTGATTGCAATGGTGGTATCAGTATTTATGGGACTTAACTAATGGCTGTATTCAAGGCATTCAAACCAGAAGCGATGAACAAAATCGCCAAAGCTATGGGCTACAGCGGTGACATGGGCCAGTTCCAGAGTTACATTGAGCAAGACCCAATGCGTCAGCAGCAGATGCAGCGGTACACCAATGCTGCCATGCAGATGGCAAAGGGTGGTGTGGTACGTAAGATGCGGACTGGTGGTTTTTTAGAGTCTGAACCAAAGTTTTACACGCCTCAACAGGGTGAGACTTTACTTAGAAACACACCTACGCCCGGTAGGCGATACACAACAGTCATGCCAGCAACAGGTGGTCAGTTTGCATTTAAATCTGACGGTACACGTGTAACTGTTCCACAAGGATATTTTAACCAGCAGACAGGGGGTATTGTGACTGACCCCAATAGCAAGTTTTATGGGCAACCTGCACCACCTCCATCTGATATAACACAAGTAACAGCACCTTTTTTAGGTACACCACCTGCTGCCACACCACCTGCTGCCACACCACCTGCTGCACAGACACAGCCAAATACAATTAGAGAAGCAAGCATACAACGAATGTACCAGCCAGGTGTTCCGGTGGGTGGTGTTGTACAAGCCGCACAAACAGCGTATGATACAGCACAGTATGTAGACCCACGTGTTGGTCTAATTGGACAGCAACAAGCTATACCCACAGCATACGCTACGGTCACACAAGCTACACCACAAGCTGAAAAAGAGGCTGCTCAAGTAACAGCAGTGCAAGCTGCTCCTGCTGTTGATGTAGCAGTCGAAGCAGCACAAGCAGCACAGGCTGTTCCTGATGACCCTCGCGCACAAATAACAGCGGCACAACAAGCAACATCTAGTGTAGGCAACCTGCAGGAAGCGCAAGGTAATGCCATATTGATTGACAATCCTGTGCAACGTGATTTGCAAGCGGGGGAGTTGATTAGTGGTGCCGCAGCAGATGCCACAAAAGCGGCACAGTTTACAGAACAAGTAGAGGCCGCACAAGCCACCCCTTCACAACAAGCTACTGTACAAGGCCAGCTTGCACAGCTTACTGCAAACTTTGATGCAAAGAACCCACCTGCATGGGCAGCAGGTGCCTTACGTAGTGCCACACAACAGATGGCCGCCCGTGGTTTAGGAGCATCCTCTATCGCTGGACAGGCTATTGTGCAAGCAACCATTGAGGCTGCACTTCCTGTGGCACAAGCTGATGCGCGTACCTTTGCGGCGTTTGAGACACAAAACCTATCTAATCGTCAGCAACGAGCCATGCTTGCTGCACAACAACGTGCAGAGTTTATGGGCATGGAGTTTACACAAGAGTTTCAGGCCCGTGTACAAAATGCCGCCCGTATCTCTGACATTGCTAATATGAACTTTACGGCAGAGCAACAGATACAGCTTGAAAACAGTAAAGTAGCTAATACTGTAAATCTGCAAAACCTGTCCAACTCACAGGCAATGGTTATGGCAGAGGCTGCTGCACTAGCACAGCTTGACACATCCAACTTAAACAACAGACAGCAATCCGCTGTACAAAATGCTCAAGCGTTTATGCAACGCGATATGGCAAACCTTTCCAATAGGCAACAGACTGAGTTGTTCAAATCACAGCAACGTATCCAGTCTATTCTGACAGACCAAGCAGCAACCAATGCCGCACGTCAGTTCAATGCTAGTTCTGAAAATCAGGTGGTTCAGTTCTTTGCAAACCTTGCCAATCAAACAAATCAGTTTAATGCATCACAGGCTAATGCACAATCGCAGTTCAATGCCGGTCAACGCAATACCGTTGAAAGGTTTAACGCAGAAATTGCCAATCAACGTGACCAGTTTAACGCACAGAACCAGCTTGTAATTGCACAGAGTAACGCACAGTGGCGTCGTGAGATTGCTACTGCTGACACTGCTGCTGTCAACCGTGCAAACGAGTTGAATGCAACCAATGTTCTCAATATATCTAAGCAAGCCTACGACAATCTGTGGACATACTATGCAGACACGATGGAGTTTGCGTGGAAGAGTGCAGAGAATGAACTTGACAGACTTAACAGCATGGCTATTGCCCAGCTTAGTGCAGATGCCCAAGCAGAGGCCGGAAGACTAGCTGCCAAGTCAGGTGCAGGTAAAGCTATTGGTGGATTGATTGGAACGCTTGGTACAGCAGCACTTGAATTTGGTCTTCCCTTCTAAGGATATTTAAATGTTTTACGCTAACAACCCAGCTAAAAATATGTATCAAAACTTGAACTATCTGGCTAATAGAGAAGAGTCAGCAAAGAAGCCTGTGAAAAAAACGGGTTTGCTTGGTATGCCTATGGCTAATCAGAATAAGCAAGAAAACGAAGAAATGGGACTGCCAGCAAAACGAGTTATCAAATATATGAAAATGATTAATGACAAAAGACAGGAACTAAAGAATGGCGATGCAGGAAACACCGACGTTTGATGCTCCTATTCCTGGGGAGTCACTAACCCACGAACTTGGCGCACGTCCTTGGCAGTCTCCTCCGCAGTATGCTACTGTGGAAGACGCACTGGATTTCTATATCCCACGCTTTGCCAATGAAGAAGTTGTAAAACAACTGCTCGACGTATTGAATATGGGCGTACCTGTCACTACATTGGCTAATACAATTCAGCTTGGCAATGTGATGGAAGGCCGTCACAGCATTGATGTTGGTATGTTGGTCCTGCCTGTGCTGATGGAACTGATTATGTTTATCGCTGAATCAGAAGGCGTAGAATATACGAGTGGGTTGGAGCAGGAAAAGAAACTGCGTAGCACACTGGTTGAGTCAGCTTTGATACAGCTTGAAGAACAAACAGAAGAACAAGATGAGACTGAAACAACAGATGAACCAGAGGAAGTAGAAGAAGAGCCTGTGGTTGAACGCAAAGGATTGATGGGACGTAGCTAATGGTTTTTGCACTTGGTATTCTTGAGGGTATTGCTGAGTCTACAGACAAAGGTCTGCAGAAAAGCTTTGAGCGTATCCGTGAAGAAATTGATAGCACTGCTGAGACACAAGTCAAGCGGGAAGAGAAGGCTATTGATGCCGTCAACAAAGACACGCAAGAAGTGATGGCAAAGCTACGTTCAGCACAAGCTGTTCTTGGTGGTGCAAATGACCCCAAGTCGGCTGGTCGTGCCGCAGCCTTGCTTGAGCAAGTTGGTAGTGTGGAAGACTTTGACGCACTCATTGCAAATATAAAACAGTACAAACTAAACAACGAAGAGACATATGACTTTACAAAATACTTCGACTCACAACAAGACATAGCCGGTGTAAACTTGGCTGAAGTTGCGCAAAACTATGCACTTGGTCTGCGTCCTCCTGTAGCACAGATTGGTGAAGTTGAGAGAAAAGGTGGTGGTATTGGCAAACTATTTGGTATTAATTTGGCAGACCGTTCACGCGCAAAGGCCGACGCACAGCTTGCCTCTCTTGGCTTGACCATGCCGAAGATTACGGACGTAGCACTGCCTAGCATTGCATTCAAGTCTGAAGCACTCAAGCTGGATAAGATGAACCCAGACCAAGAGTTGAGTTATCTGAAAGAAAAGCTGCTTGACCCAGATACAAATGAAGGTCAACTTGCATTCTATCAGACAAGGATGACAGAGATTTCTGACAAAATGGGCTTTGATGCTCAGATTTCTAATCTTATGTTGCAAATCAATCAGCCGGGCGCAGACAAATCAGCGTTGATGAAACAGTTGCAAGATTTGAATCAACAGAAGAGTTCGTTTGATGTCTTGTCTACTGGCAACAAGGTGGACATTGCTAAGTTTGAATTGGCAGAAGCACTTGCAAATGGCAATACAGCTGCCGCTAATGCTGCCCGTGATAAGCTGGTTGATATGGGTGAAATGTCACTTAAAGATGTACTTGAAGCACGTATATCACAGGTGCAGATTGATATTTCCCGTGTTGATACAGATTCAACTGCGGGAATGTCAGCGCAAGCAGATTTGCAGAAAGAACTTAAAGAATTAGCAACACTGAGTCAAAACATTGACACGGCCCTGCAATCCATAAAGCCTGTTAGCCCACCGACACCGGCTGGCATTAAAGCTGTCATGTCTAATGTTTCAACCATTGTCAATCGTGAAATTCTTGACAACCCCGAATTTAAGGGTCTTAACCTTACAGTACGCGCTGATGGAAGTATTGATTTCCCTGAAGGTATGGATGAAAATACTATACAGAAGGTCAACGAGTTCCGTGCTAAACGGGAAAAAGCGTATCTTGCAAGCATGGCTTCGGCTATGCCTAAAGATGGGGATGTTGCTTTTGTTTCAAACATGCTGGGGCAGGGATACAACACGGATGATATGGATGCGTTGGGCGATTCCGCTGACACAGTTGATGCTGGCACAGGACAGGTCGAGGCAGATGAACAGGCTGCGGAAGCGGGTGATGCTACCGCCATCACTGAGGGCATAAGTGAATCCGATAGGGAAGTCATCGCTTCAACTATTACGGGCCAGCACGGTGCAACATTGAATGATGCCAATCTTCCTAACATTGTAGGTGAAGTTGCGTCTAGTATGCAAGAAGCTGAAACGGCACCTGAAATGGATGCTGGTGCGGATGCTCCTGATGCGTTAAATGTTGAAGATGTTATTGTTGAGACTACAGAAGCATTGACGATTGCCTATGGTGAAGAAGCTGTCGCAGCTATGCGAGATGATATTCGGCGTGAAGCAGAAAAAATTGTAGCAACAAGCACACAAGATATAACTGTAACTCGCATGGGTAAGCCTGTGACATATCGGCAAGTGGGAACTAACTTCTATGCTGTTGATGAGGAAACTGGCAGACTAAGCAATCTTCCTGTCGGTACAACTAGCGCATTGTATGACCAACTAATGTCTCTTACACCTGAAGGTCAGGCAGACAGGGATGAGCAAGCACAACAAGCGGCATCCGTAGAAATGCTATCTGATTTTGAAGTAAAGATGAATAGACTAAAGCCTGATATTATCTTTAATGAAGGTGCGCCAGAGAGTTTGCGTATCCCATATCGTAGAGTCGGGGACCAGTTTTTTAGGATTAATGATGATGGCACTCTTTCAAAATCTCCTGCCGACAAAATTAGAACTCGACAGCTTTTAGAGGCATTAGGTGGGGCAACAGATTCTCCTGCGGATGAAACTGCAGAAGCAGCAACCACGTCAAATGAATTTGGTGAGCGTCCAGAACGCGATAGCGATAGGTCATCACCACTAGACCCGCCGAAGAGTCCAAAAGCTATGTCAGATGACGCGCTTATTGCTGAACTCGTCAACAATCAAATGACCAGCGAGACTGCTGAAGAACTAGAGAGACGCATAAATACTGACACGTCAGGCAAACTCGCATTGCGTATTGCAAAAATAGTAGAGAGAGCAGAAAAAGCAAGGTCGCAGTAGTATGGCATATTTGCAAAAATTACTTGCTGACGCTAAAAAAGAGGAACGGGACACAGATATAACTCTGTCACCCACTCCCACGACTACAAAGCGTGGTGCATACACATCCAGTATTATTAAAACAAATACACAAGATGCTGATGATGTAGCGGCGACAGTAAACTATGAAGCAATAAAGAAAGACCCAGCAGTGCGTGATGCTGCTGTGCGTTTTGCTCAAGACCACTTGGGCTATGAAACGATAGACCCTGATGATGCAATCAGTGAGTTTATTGAACACTTTCGCTCGTTCAATGTAAACGAGTTGACAGCAGGTATGGACTACAATATTGTGTCTGGCCTTGCTACAGATGCTGCTTCCACAACAAACAAAGACAATGCTCGTAAGGCACAACAACGCCTAGACGACTACACGAAACTATATCAAACGTACCAAGCCCTGCCCAGCGCATTTGATGCTGGCGGTGCGCCTGGTGCGTTTTTGGATTATTTGGAGGGTATTGCAAAAGCCCCATCAACTTATATTGGTATTGTACCCGGCATCTTTACAGGTGGTGCAGCCACAGCACTGACAAAAGCTGGTGCAACTGCTGGCGCACAAGTTGCCAAGGAGAGCGTAAAGCAAATCATTAAGCGTAAGCTGACATCTCCTGTATCAGAGTTGGCTAAAGCTGCTGCGGCAAACCCTGTCAAAACAACTGTGCTTACTGAAGCTACAGCCGGTGCTTTGCAAAACATAGCACAACAAAAGACAGAGATAGAGATTGGTGAGCGTGACACCGTTAGCAAAAAAGAACTTGCACTTATGTCTGCAATTAGTGGCGCACCTGCTGCATTGATACCTGGACTTTTGAAAAATCTTTCGGGTCGTCAGATAAACAAAGGTGCTGCTGACTTGTTGTCAGATGCAGAGAAAGCTATTGCCGCAAAGAATGAGAAAGCAATAGAGGCTGCTGAAGCCACGTTTGAGGGTGATATTAAACTTGCCCGTGACATTGACTCACAGTTTCGTGGGCCATTAGACCCAGAGGGTGTGGCACGTGGCAATAGAACAAAGGCACAGATAGGTGAACAGCTAGGTGTAACCAACGAGTTTGTAATTAGTCTGGACCCTACTCGTGACAAACGTATTATTGCTGCTGGAATGGAAATTTTAGAAGCAGGTAAAGTAACATATGACCCATCTAAAGAAAGATTTAGTGACGCATTAGGCAGAGCAATCACACAGGTAGACTTTGGCGAAGAGGGTCTGAAATCTTTTAAAGACACAATGAAGAAATACAACCTGTCGTCAGACGACATGCTGAACGTACTGGTTGCTGACCTTAGTCGTGCAGATGCCAGTGAAGCTGGTGCCTTGTTGGGCCGGAGAAGTGCAGCAAAGCGTAAACTTATTAGGCGTATCACTGACGCTGGTGCTGCTGACCTGTTTGGGTTGACAGAAGAAACGACATCTACACTGAAGAAACTAGACGACGCACTTGCATCGGGGGATACTCGACAGGTGCTACAGGCGACAGGTGAAGTTAAAGAGGGTATCACCATTCGTGGCATTGACCAGTTGCGTCTGTCAATGATGACCTCACAGACGGCAACAACATTCCGTAACCTTATCTCTGGCTACTCACGTGTTGGCTTTGACATTGCGACAAAAGTTTTGGACAGGTCAATGGCACAAGGTGCTTCTGTCGTCGGTAAAGGTAAGGGCAAAGTCAAACTCTTTGAGGCTACGCCTAACGTAGATACATTTGCTGTTCTATCTGGCTTGACAAATCATGTACGGTCTAGGGCATTGGCTACCTTACTACAGCAAGGATTTCAGCGTAGACACCAACAGTTGTTCCGTCAGTTGACCGACCTTGCTGATGCATCAGGTGAGTTAAAAGGCGCACGTACTTCTAAGATTCAACACCTTGCGCGTGAACTTAATGCACTTAACACGTTGCAGGATAACATGTTTAAGCAAGCATCCTTTTTTGGCGAGTTGTCTCGTGAACTAAATGAAGCTGCCGCAAGGACTAAGGCAATCAATCCAGCACAAGACGTAAGCCAGTTTAACCTAGAAACAATCATGCGTTCTGGTAACTTCAATGAGATATTTGAGTCAACAATCAAAGCAGGTGATGAGGTTGTGTTTGACGGCAAGAAGGTACTTGACAGAGCAATTGATAAGTCACTGTACTTCACATTCCAACGCTCACCTAGTAATCCAACAGCAAAGGCATTTGTGAACGCTGCCCATTCCCTGCCATTCTTGACGACATCCTTTGTACCATTCCCTCGCTTCGTGGCTAATGCGTTGCGCTTTACGTACGAGTATTCTCCTGCGTACCTTGTGTCTGGTATTCGTAAATCTTTGGCAAAAGACGCAACAAACTATGAAGAACTTGCAAAGGGGCTGGTTGGTTCTGGTTTCTTGGCTGGTGCTGTTGCATTTCGTAACAGTGAATATGCTGGAGAAAATTGGTATGAGGGTAAGACAATGGATGGGAAGACGTATGACCTACGTCCGTTCTTCCCTGCTGCACCATACCTGTTCTTTGCTGATTTGATTACACGTAAGTACAAGGGTGAGCCACTAACTGGTGACAGGAGTATTACGACAGAGGCTATTCAAGCCCTATCCGGTACTCAGTTCCGTGCAGGTTTTGGTATTTACGCCCTTGACAAAGCCTTCAAAGACATTACAGAAGAGCAGAGTGCAGAGAAAGCAGCAGAGATTGCAGCACAGTTTACTGGCAATATCATTAACACATTCACGATACCTTTTACGTCCCTGCAAGATACGTTTAACACATTCATTGCAGAGGATGAGGCACGTATTGTCAGAGACACTGACATGCAAATTAAGGACACAAAAGATTTCTTGACTCTCGTTGCTCGTAGGTCACTGGCTCGTATCCCACTGAATTACAAAATCGAAGAATACCTATCAGAGACACTTGGTATTAAGCAATCAGAGTATTACGAGTCTGGGACAAGGGCTGAGAAATTACGTCGCATTGCTCCTATTAGCCGACAGACTATGGGTATCTTGTTGCAGGAACGCAAGAACTTTTTTGAGAAAGAAATATCTAGGCTGAAGCTACCACGCAGTGTTATCAATGCACGTACCGGTGTGCCAGAAGCAGACATGATGCTGGATGCATCTTATGGTGAATACATTACTAACTACGTAGTTCCACGCATGGAAACAGAGGGATACAAAAAGTTAGAGGACGCGCAGAAAAAAGTATTCATTACAGAATTAATTTCTGATTACAGAACAGATATCAGAGAAGCTGTAGAACAAAATGCAAAGGAAACAGCAGAGACAAGGTTCGGGTTCAACCCGTTTGAACTGAAGGAATTTGAGAAGTTTGCTAATGACCGTAAGACAGCACCATTTGCACAGAAAGCCATCGAAATGTATGAGGAACGCTACGGCAAAGATGAGCCAAAAGATTATGAGGTAATTCTAAAGATAGCAAAAATGCTTAAAGATAGACGAAAGTTTAGTAGGTCAATAGGCTCTGACGAGTTTTATGGGAGTTAATAAAAAGGGGGCAACTAAGCCCCCTCTCTTTTTACTTTAAACAATCACAAATTGTGTGAATCAAAGCTACCCCAAAAAGATAAGAGAGGTATGTAATTAGTATTGCTACATACACTCTCATAATCCATTTTGTCACCTGTTATCTCCTGACCCAGACAGGGTGCCACGTTTCTTTCTATCAGCTAGTTTCTCTAGATTCTTTTCCATGATGTGACCCAAGTTCATATCCATTTCTTTAGCTAGTACGGCACAGTACCACAGAACATCCCCTATCTCGTAACCAATCTCAATACGCTTGGCAAGGTATTCATCTTGTGCTGCACCATCACGAATAAACTTCTTTACTTTATTAGCAATTTCTCCAGCTTCACCAGTCAGGCCAAGAGTTAAATACTCTGTGGCCTTTTCTTTTGGAAAGATGGCTGTCTCACATGCTTTCTCTTGATACAGAGACGCAGTAATATTGCTCATTTGTTTCTCCTCCATCCACTGTTTAGCTTCTTGCTCCAAGTTCATTTAGTTTCTCCAAGTTTTTAAAGTATGCGGCTTCCCAGCCACGTTGCCACTCCCTATATGGTGTGGTATTTTTTCTCATCGGGTTTGGCATCTGACGATAAAGAATGCCATAATGCTTACTTTTAAATTCCTGCACTTTACTAAATGCTTCGTATCCCTCCTCAAAGTTTTTTGCTAGACTTTTGTTCATCATGCTTCTCCTTCCGTTTCATCCACTCTTCGTACTGAGGATGTTTAGGAGGTGGATTAAATTGCACCCATCCCTCCCCTCGTTTCCACGCTAACTTCTCTTCCTTCTTACTCATTGAAGTAATTGTTTAAGATGTCAAGCCTATCTTCATGTGCTGCAATCTTGTCCAACTCCCCCTGCATAGCTTCCATAATGTCTGAATGCTCTCCTATCCCTGCTGGGTTACGGAGATAACATTCAATATTAGCGACGTGCAAAGCTATATTTGCTTGTGCATGTTTACGTAATACCTCTATCATTTGCTCTCTCATTTGTCAACTCCTTTCTGTTTAAACCTGTGCTTGAAGAATACAATCACATTGATTGTGGTGTTGACAGTGATAGCTAGTATCAACCACCACTGCCACCATGTAGGCATATCTACTCCCTCAATCACGCTGCATCCAAGTCAACTACCTCACAGACACCAGCAGTGCATGCCAACTCACGTCCACCAGATGTTGTGTCTTCCTTCTCAAACTCCTGTAGCTTTGACCAGTCAATACGTGCTGGCATACGCTCAAGCATTTCACCATACTGTTCTACAGTGCAATCTTGATACGGGGCTTGTTGATATGTATGCTCACTGAATGGCAAGAAACTAATACCTGACACCTCGTCAAAGTGTTCATACACCCAAGCACCTACGTCCATCCACTCATGCTCCTTGACAGAGATAGTTACAGAGGGTTTGTGTTCACACCAGTGACGTTGATATATAAGCCACAGTTCAAGTTGTTCAATAGCTGACATATCAAATCTTGTTACTGCACCTGCTGGTGACTTCATGGGGAAGCTAAACACAGTAGTGCTATCTGGCTTCATCACGTCTGGCTCTGCTGGGATTCCCACATTAACCAAAAATTGTGTGAGGGGGTCTTTGTTGTCGCCCCGCACAGTGCGAATGTAGTATGGATTGTGTCGAGCATGGATGCCAGATGCACTGTTTACAAGCTGTGAAACTGTTCCTGACGGCTTCACACATGTAATGGCTGTAGAGATAGGGATATTCAACTCAGAAGCCATTGCAGCGTTTGTAGTCACAGCCTGTACACGCAACGCATTTAGTGTAGCACCAATGTTCATGCCCAAATGTGCTGACTTGCCAGACATTATGGCGTTGTCCATGATACCTGTCAGTGACACACCAAGCAAACGCTCTTCTTCTGTATTGCGTCTCCATATCTTACGTAGGTATTTAAAGTTAGTAAGCGTAGACTGGAATGTACCAAGGATGGTAGCCAGACGTACTTTCTCTGTTAGACTCTGCTGCGTATCGGATGCACGAACAACAACCTCCGACAAGTTGCAGAACTGATACGGACGCAAAATTATTTCGCTGCATGGATTGCAACCAAAGTCATGCTCCACATCACGTCGTCCATTCTTTGCGGCTTGATTCTGTGCGGCCTGACGATTAAAGATGCCACGCTCACCAGATTTGCTATCATACAAAGATAGCCATTCACGCATAAACGTACCCATCTCTGGCTTACTTTTGTACGCAACACTGTTATTAGCAAGCGCACGTTGTCCTTCATTTGTCCACCATTGCCCCGACTTAGCATGTGCCATCTGGTCATCGTTCAGATTAGACAGACTAATGAGGGCAGAGCGACGAACACCACCAACGACAACGACCTCACCAATCTTGCACATAATGTCATGGCACTCAATTGGAAACAGTCGACGACCTGTGGCATTGACAAACTTGTCCACAATAAATTGGAACAGTTCTTCCAGAGGGGCTGGGCCACTAGCGCGTCCACCAAACGTCTTCAAACGCGCACCAGCAGGGCGAACCTCGCTGGTATCCCACTTCGGGACTTTTCCTGCGTAAAGGAGAGAAATTAATTCACGCAAGGATGTAGCCCAGCCCATGCGAGAGTCGCCAACTTTAATGACAGTATCCGTGTCATGCATATCTTCATTGACGACAGGCAGCTTCTCCACGTTGTGTCTTTCCACAGAAAAGCCAACACCAGTGCCACACATGAGGATATACATAGTCTCGTCAAATGCACGAGGATTATCCACAGGTACGTAGGAGCAATTGTAACCACCAACGTGACAACGGTCAAGTGCAGGACCGGCAGTCATCAATGCTCTCATGCTTGGCATGATGTCTTGGTTAAGAACAGCCTCCTCAAGTTCTGCACGTAGTTCATCTGATAGAGTATAGTCATGCTTGTCAGAAAGATGGTCTTCCATATAATCAAAATATCTAGCCACAGTTTCAGACCATGTCTCTCTTCGTTGTTCTTCTTCAATCCACCTTGCATAGCGAGAGGTGGCAATAAATGTTTGATAGTCTGTAGGTAAATAATTGTTCATGTTTCACTCCATGTTTATTTTCATATGTTTTATTTCCATGCCAGGTAATTCGTGAAAATAATCTTCCAAACTTTCTTGTATTTCTTCTGTTGGATTTTCGTCTGCTGGCATTGTATATTCTTCAGGGTCAATATCCAAAGTTATGTAAATCTTAACTCGCATCACTATCCTCTATAGCTTTCTCTAGCGCATTAATGTACCACTTTGCTTTTTGTACATCTTCCAGTGCTTTGCCCTTATAATCAAAACGCCACAGATATTTCATTATATTACCCTGCAAATAATATTTAAAGTTTGGTCCAAGCATTGCCTCAATAGCTGTGATGCACTCAATGCCCGACTGATTATAATGTGAGGGGCTGTTGACCATATCTTCTTTTTCATTTAGTTTTTTACTATAATAATCGTCCATCAATTCCTCCTCACCAGCTTTCAGTTTCATAAAGGTTTCGTGTCGCATCATGCTTCTCCCTTTGTTCTTGTTGCAAATGTAAGATGAACAACATTGTTGTCGTCATCCCTTTGAATTATAACTTCTTGCTCGTCTTCATTATCCGTTAGGGTAAGTAGTTCCTCTGTATAATCTTCACAATACTTGTATATCTGTTCACGTACATACTCATCCTGTTCCATCACAGGAAGAGAAGAGAGTAGCATCTTAACAAATAATTCCATACCACGAAACACTTCATCTGTCAACTGATTATTCTCAGAGGTTATAACAGATACCTCTGCATCACCCGACCATTCACCTTTTGCTGTGTAAGTAGGACGTATTCTAATTAAAAAGTCTTCATCTTCAACTGCTCTTGCCACGATAAACTCCTTTCTTTTTTTCGCCCTTGAATGGTATAAACTTGGGATGATTATTCTTTCCTTTTTCTTTTAACCAATCTTCAGGAATAATTCTGTCATAGTATCTAAAGTTATACTTTATACACCATTCAGCATAAGTAGACTTGGCACCCTTGCGTAGCTTACGTCTACTATTTTCAAATACAAAACGAATGTCCAGTTCAGGGTGTTGTTTGCTTACAGCTATGTGCTTCCTTCTGTCAGCAGCCGTAAACATACCCTTTGTCTCAATGATAATGCCATTGTGCAGCACGAAGTCAGGTGTGTAAGTTCTGTATGCTAAGTCTTCCCACTCAATCTTTACAGCCTCGTAAAGAAATTTTATCTTTAGCTGCGTTAGTTTTTCGGAGACTGATTGTTCCAGACCACTACGATATCCATTCTTTCGTGCTGCCCTATATGCTTTGCCGTTAAACACTACAGTGCGCGACCACGCCAGAAGTCAAGGGGGTCACGGTAGCCAATGGCTCTTAGTTCTTCGCGGAGAACTTTATCTGCTTCATTACGCGCCTCAATAGCAGCACGAACTCCAGAAGTTTTGCGTTCACGATATTCCTTACGCAAGTTGCTAAGTTTCTGTTCAGTATCTTTGATTTCATCCAGTAAAGCATCAAGTTCCAATCGTTCATCCATTTACATACTCCTCTGCTAGTTCTACATAATTAACCATCTTTGGTTCTTTGGCTTGAGATTTTACAGCAGGTAGTTCCTGCAAGTTGGGCCAACAAGAAAATCTATAGTCGCAGAATGAACATTCTTTACACAAGATTTTATTGCCTGTCTCTTTACCCCTAAATGTTTCAGCCTGTGCGTCGTAGCAACGCTCAAACTTATTCTCTTCCAACTTCTCCACAAGGTTCTCAATCTTCTGAATCTCTGTGTTGATGTCAATATTAGCTGGTACATATTTAAACTGCCCATTGGCTTTATTAATTACCCACCAGCCCCCAGGTTTTTTGTCAGTGGCCTTCGCATAGCCAGCAAGCTGCCCTACATAACCAAAGGAATCGTTATCCTTCAACACCTCGTATGATTGAAACTTGTGCTTGTATGACCAGTCAGACGCAGACTTAACATCGTCCACTGCCTCATCGATAATCAAGTCATACGTGCCATCAATATTTGCGTTCTTCAAAGGTAATGTCACACGTTCAGAGTCTTGGTATTTAACTCTTGCTTCTCTCAATATACCTTTAAAAACTGCCTCAATGATGTCACCAAGCATCATGTTCATAACGAATGTCGTGGGGCGAGGCATAGCTGTCTCTGGCTTGTTCTTTTCAAACCATAGCTGACAGTATGGCCTACCCACATTAGACATACGAAGGCGAAAGCCCTTTGGTTCAGTCCTGTTGAACTGACGTAGGACAGCTTCCCTAACATCCTCTGCAACTTGTGCAGCATTTTCACTTGAGAATGTCGCTTTATTATTTACTACACCCTCAAGATAACTGTGGATAGCGAGTTCAGCAGGATGATTAAGACTATTCATCGTCTACAGTTACCGTGATGAACTCTTCCACAACACTATCGTCTTCTTCCGGCTCACCATGTGCAGCCTTGTCCCACTCAGACAAGACCCATGTGTTGAAGTTTTCAATATACGTCATAAACTCTTTGAACACATCTTGGTCTTCCGGTGTGACCTCAAGGTTATTCTGCATATCAATATTGACAACGGGTACATAGAATGTAGAACCAGTCGGCAGTTCACGGCCCTGCGTTTCAATCATCATGTGATGCTGTGGTGGAAGACGACGCATCTGCCCCAGCTTATTAAAAGCCTGACCTACGTTCTTAAAACCTTCCTTGCTATCAATCTCCCACACACATGGCACATCTGTAACATCCTGCGCGTCACCCTGTTCCGTGGTGCCAGACATGGATGCAGTACCAAAAACAACACGAACTCTACGTATCTGACGTATAAGTTCCTTTGTGCCATCAGGCAACGCATCAAAGTCTTTGATATAACCACCAGGTTTTCCACAGTTAAACGTACCAACACTATCCTTCAGGTCAATGTCTAGGGTATCTGCCATAACAGTTTTCTGATAGTTGTTGGCGTTGCTATCATATCGCTGATACATAAAGCGTTGAAGGAAAGGACGCAGCACAACTTTGTCAGCATAGATGACTTGGTTGTCTGTGTTCTGCAAACCCAGCGCACCAGCAGATACAATCTCCATCTTCATGGTCTTGCCATTTACGTCAGCATCACCCATGATAGATTTCTTGTTAATACGCAGCCGTGCTAGACTAGACTTCTTCTCGCCTGTGTCATAAGCCATGCCCATCATCTGTGCCATAGCTGCGTAATTGTTGGTATCAATAGTTGTTAGTTCACTCATATTTGTTGACTCCTTTCTGTGAAAAATAAAGACGAGTTATATCACATTACGTCTTTCGTGTCAAGCCAATTTGGACCAATTTTTGCTTCTAATATAAGAGGCACATTGAAGTCAATGCCCCACCTACCTGCAATTAGTCTAGGTAATTCTTTATTGGTTGTGTCTATCGCTTGTAACACAAGCCTTTCTTCCATAGGGTGCATATCAATTACAATACTATCATGCACACTGTTCACGATGCAAGACTTTGCATGCTGTAATAGTGAGTCAATATGTAGCAGAGCAACAGGAACAATATCTGCTGTCGCCAATGACTGCACAGGATAGTTCTTTAATTGTGTAAAGTGTGACACACGCCCACTCTCTAGCCTTTGTACATCAGGGAAAGCAAACTCCCTGCCAGAAGGTGTGACAACCTTCTTGTTTTCTAAAGCCTCTTTAGCCAATCTGGTATGCCAATTTGCGATGCCTTTATACTTCTCCGTGAAGTGTGTGTAATACTCTGCCTCCGCTGGCGTTCTCCCAAAGCCCGTTGCGCCATAAAGAGGTGCGAACGTGTGCGCCTTTGCTTCTTGACGACTCGTCGGTTGACCAGCATCAGTAATAACTTGACTGGTATATGCATGTACATCAAATCCTGTAGATACTTCTTCAATTGCAACTCCATCTTGTGACAGGAAAGCAGCTACCCTGAACTCAAGCTGTGCGAAGTCTGCTTCCACAATTTTACCATTATCAAAACGTGATACAAACACTCGCTTGACAGGGAATGTACCACCACGAGGCATGTTCTGCATGTTGGGGTCAGCACCACTGAAGCGACCTGTGGCCGTACGATGCTGCAACAGTCGAACATGTAGCTTGCCATCATATTTTGTGTGCGTCTTGATGCCATCTACAAAGGATGATAGATATGTATCTAATGCACTTAACCTGCTGACATCATTAAGAAAATCCCTAGCTACTTGCATGTTGTTCTGTGTAGCTATACCTTTAAGTACACCCAAGTTACCCTTGCTTGTGGAGAAACCATTGGCACTAGCCCACTTGGCATTGGGTGCCGTAAACTTTAGACCAGCAACTTCCTTTGTTCTCTGATACAGAAAGCCTGACGCTGCACAGTCTACGCATTTGTTTGGTTTGCTGTATGGGTCACCATTCTTTTTTGTCTTGCGAATATAACCTGTGCCATTGCATGGTTTACATTTAACTGCGCCAGTTTTGTAAACAATCTCTGTCTCAGTCTTTACAACATCGTTAAAGTCTTTTTCTTTCATGTAAGGATGGATGGCGTTGGCCCATACAGTTTTGTTCTTTGGCTTACGACTATAAACAACCCACGACAGTTGCTCTGGGCTGTTGAGATTGACTGGTGTATCCCCCATCAACTCACGTACCTGTGCTGTCAGGTTGTGCGTCAGAATGTCCTTCTCCTGCTGAAACTCAGCCCTAACATCCTCAAGCGCATCCATGTCCACAGTCAAGCCACGCTGATAGATACGTGCCAGACATACAGCTACCTGATTTGTCAGGTCAACTGTACCCATCAATCCACTATCTGTTGGTGTATTCAAACGATACATCAACTTGTCAGCAAGTTGCTGCGTAGCCTCAAGGTCAGCAGAAAGATATGATAGTAGTTCATGCCAAGGTATATCACGAGTGCTGAAACCCTGCTTGAAGTATTCTTTGAGTGTGTCTTGCTTCTTAGTATCAAGATTATACCTTTCAGCACATGCCTCAAGAGATAATGGCTCCTTTTGCCCACGTTGCATGACATACTCTGCCAGCATTGTATCAAATACTGGACCATCATATTTGAACCCAGATTCCCAAAGCCATAACAGGTCATGCGCTGCGTTGTGCATAATTAATACAGTAGTTTTATCTAACCACTGTTGTACTACAGTATGTCCGGCATCGTCTGCTGGTACATCATTATGGTCAAATGTAACAATACACGATACACCTTGGTCATTTAACATACCTACCATAGTTAAGCTGTTGTCTGGCTCAAATGGGTCAAGATGCATTTTGCCATCACGCTTTGTTACAGTATTCTCTACATCCAGTGTTAGCTTCATACTTCATATCTCCCATAAACATTATCCAAATTACAATGTAGTCGCCCATGCCATCCTGTCAACTTATTCTTCACAATATTTAGGTGACGCTGTGGGTCTTGCTTGTTCTGCCCTTCGATGAGTGGGTTGGCTGCAATCAGTATCATCAGGTCTGCTTCTGCTGCCTTGCCTGTCTTTGACCCTTCCATCATACTCTGGTTCAGGACTGTCTTACCCTCTGCTTCAGCAGACAACTGCGACATGTAGAACACAACGCAACCATACTGCTTGCCAATCTCTCTAGCATAGATGACGTTTGCTTTCAATGCTTCGTCTTGTCTCGTATGCCCGTGCATCGTAGCAAACTTATCACCCATGTCCAGAACAATTACGTCAGGCTGATAGCTTTTGACCACGCTCTCTACCCATGCCATGTTCTTACCTGTCGAGTCTTTGAACCTGATGTTGTCTGTAATTTGATTGTATAGGCTGTGTGCTTTCTCCTTATCCCTAGATATTTCTTCCATCGTCATGTGTGTCGCAGCAGTTAAGTATCTTTCTGCCACACGCAGTGCCTTCTCCTCGTTACACAGGATGATGCACTTAGCACCTTGATGTGCAAACCCACGAGGGCCAGCAATCATGCTGGCATGAAAGGATGTTTTGCCTGTATTTGGCCTAGCACCAATCTCAATTAGCTGACCAGCATTGACACCCCTAATCTCTTGTGCCAGCGTTGGCAGGTTAAACTTCCAACGACTCTCTAGAGAATGACTCTCCAATATTGAATCAATGCTGATGTCTTCCCACTCAAGATTCAGGTCGGGGGTGAAGTCATCGTTGTACTTTGTAAGCAACTCCCTCAGAGGCTCCATAGTGGCCTCATCACCATTGGAGTAGTTTACCCCCATATTGACGATTACCTTGCCTATATAACGCTGAAACAGGCGGGAAACCACATCTGATGCTATGTCCTTACCCATAGGCTTTTCGCTACTCAGTTTGTGAAATAATTCCTGATAGGAATGTTCTTGTGCTGTAGTCAATGCCGGAGTATGTGCCAGGAAATACATTGATACTTCCTCTGGGGTAACAGACCTTTTGTATTGCTCCATCATCTTATCAATGCAGCGTATAATCTTTACACTTTCGTCAGTGAACAACTCATCTGGACATTTGTTCACCCTATGTTCTTTATAGAACTCCTCGTCCATCAAGGAGCGAATCATCGTCATTTCCATTGCATGTCTCCTAGTAGTTTCATATCTCTATCGTTCCTGTATTTAAAATCCTGTTGTAAATTCAGTATCTTAACTGTGTTTACATAGTTCTCCAAAGCCTGTGCATGGGTTGCCGACTTGGCAATAGCATCAGGGTCAAGAGCAACTAAGACAGTGGAGAACTGTGCCAGATACTGTTTGTGAGTTTGTTGTAAACTCGTTCCAAGCAACGCCACCCCTACAAAACTTTTGACATTGCCAACAACAGCAGCACTAACACAGTCCTCCACCACGACAGCGACAGAACCAGTGCCACAGATATAGGGGAGACTGCTAGACCCATACCTCTTCCACTTTGGCTGTCGCCTTGTCAACGCCCTACCTGTGGCGTCAACAATCTTATTATCGTGCCTCACCAGAAACACAGCGCGTTCCTCGCGCACATCATACATCAACCCCAACTCAACAGCATCCAACTCATAGCTGTCTGCCCAGTCTCCTACAACTTGATTGCACGGGACGATGTATTCTGGTAGCACAAAATCCTCTTCCTTCTTTTTTTGGCGCATCAGTTCGATATCATCTATCGACCACATGACACCCTTTGCACCACTAGCTTTACATGATGCCTTATAACAATTCCACACAATGCTGCCACCTTTATTAGTAACAGAAAAAGTATTGTACCCATTACAGTAAGGACAATTGGTGCGAATAGTTTCACCATAACTAACATCATAGTCATTTAATATATCATTTAATGTTACTATCATATTATATATCCTTCCTTTGCCGCATCTAATGTTTAACTACCATGATTCCGACGCTTTGTCAAGGCATAATTTGCACTGTCGTATGTGTGCTTCATGTATGGCTTGACTGATTGTGGGTTAGCGTGTCCTGTAACCGACATGATTTGTCCTATACTTACACCTGCATCAACCATTTCAGTTGTGCCTGTTCTACGCAGGTCACGCAGCTGCAACTCACTGGACAAACCAGCATCGTCCATCACCTTCCTAGCATGTTTCGGTAGCTTGTACATGCTATAGGGTTTGTACACACCGTCGATGGGGTATGGTCTAGGTGACACGTACTCTTGAAAGCCAAAATCCTCCTGTTGCTGCTTCAACATGTCGCACAACTCTTCTGATATTGGTAGAAAAACTTCTGCCCTACGCTTTGACTGCTCAATATGCACAGTCATCTTATCAAAATGTATAGCATCCCATGTCAAGAGTCGCATGTCACCTAGACGTTGACACCACTCGTAGGCCATCTGTGCAATCAGTCCTATGTTCCTTGTATTAAAGTCGCTGTATGCGACAGACAAAAACTGTTGAACATCTTCTGAAGTCCAGACAACCTTACGAGATTGTGTATTCCTTTTCTTCACCTTGTCAAAGGGATTTGTGCTGACGTACTCCATCCTCACGCCATGATTAAAAACAATCCTGGCTACTGACATCAGATGGTTTGCGAATGACACACCTCTCTCACACCATGTGTCGTATGCCTTCTTAGCATACAGTGGTGCAATCAAACTGAGAGATGTTCTACCAAAATGCTGCACCAGTATCGTGATATGATAATCATATTGCACTTTAGTTTCCTGGCGCAACTCTCTGTATTCTAACGACTTTTTGTAATCGTCAGACAAGTCCCTGAATGTTTTCATAGCTAGAACCCAAACACTGCAATCATCAGGATGAGTCCAAAGAATGCGATGATAATATCCATCTCTACATATCCCACTCTTTGATTTCAACATCCTTATCGACAAGGGCGTGTTTCAGACCCCACCATGCGTCATCCACTTGGCGCAGGTCATCATAGTCGAGGGTGCAAAACTCGCTGACCCGACTACGAATCGGAACCCATGCCTTGAGCAAAGTCAGGATAGCATCCTGCTGCGTAGGCGTCATAGCCTTCCAGCATTCGGTTGCTGCTTCACGCTTTAATTCCCATTCATTTACTGTCTCACTCATATGTAGTCTCCTTTCAATCACAAGATGTCTGTCGGGTAATTACGGCTACCCAACACTGCCGTTCTTCGTCGTACTTGACTGGGCTAACTAGCCTCGTTCCATATCCAAGAGGATGCCACCCCTTGAAATATAAGTCAACCTTTTTTTGCAGACCAGCTTCTGTTTCGTCTGTCATCTCTACTCGTATGTCTTTCATCAGCAGTATATCCTTTCCATAATTCCATTGAAGGCATGTAAAAACATCCATCCTATGCTGGCCCATATACACGCAAACAAGAACATCTCAATGCCGTCATGCGTGAGGTAGTAGTCCACTACCTTGTCCCATAGATTACTCATGCTCACTCTTCCACTACTACTGCATTATATAGATTAGCTACGCGATGCACTTCTTTGTCTGCTTCCTCACGAGACACATCGAAAGCCTTGCTGACTACCATGCCACTACCTTTTCTATCCCAAGACACCAAATCAACATTGTATGTCTCACCAGAAAAATGTGATGTTATTCGTACTTCATAATTAATCATGCTCACCTCCATTGCCTCTACCCAAGCCACCAAAGTAATTAGGCTTACGCTTGGCTGTTTCAAACACACCTGCCGTGATGAAGATACCAGCTATCAGCAGGGCATGGGCAATGGCACTGATGCCAAAGGCCATAACACTACCCACCCACATGCTGAATATGATACACCACATCCATGCCAGCACCTGCATTACCATGTGCCTTGTGTTTGTGTCAGGTATGTGGGACAGCGGATTGTACCGCCAGTCCATGATTAGTCGCCATGTCTTAATCATTGTCAAACTCCTTGACCCATTCCAGTTCAATACGTTGCTTTGGATACAGTGCTGCCGCCATGTCCATGACATGCTCTACTGCATTGTCCCAAGCACTCTCCTGCAGGGCAGCGGGGTGGACAGTTACCTGCCCACTTTCTGCGCCAATCTTAATACCAACTTCCCAATACATTATGCCACCTCTTTCTGTATACGTGGTGTAAGGATACGCTTACCAGAACGAGGATGCACTGGCAGCTTTGCTTTGCCGCGAACTTCACGGGCAAGTTCCTGCATGTTAGATACCTGATACTGACCAAGGTCAATAGCTAGAACAGTCTCGCGGTCTTTGCGGCGCACTGCAGCACCCAGCGTCTTGTGCATCTGGTCAAGCCAGATACCAGCGACACATTCACCAGTGTACTGGATGTATCCACCTGCCTCTGACTTCACGTCACGTGAGCCACCAAGCACAAGGTCATAGAACTTGACCCGACCCATAGGCTTGCCATAGTATCGGCGATACAGTGTCTCCACTTTAATCAGCTTGGCTTCCAATTCAGGTGAAGCAATCACCTGTCCTGTCTTGCCTGTTGAACGCTTGAAGTATGTGCCTTTGGCGATGGTGTTCTCAATGGTAAGTGTTGTCATGGTAATATCTCCTTTGTGTTGGTTAAGCTGCTTTGACGACAGGCTTGCCGTCACTGTTAGTCCAGACGGTGATAACGTGTGCATCTGTCACTGGTTCGCCAGTGT